TACTCACCCCTCTTCGGAACTCCACAGGTCACCAGCGGGGAAGGTGGGAGTGTCACCCTTCCCTATTTTATGAAGGTCAGCATTAGACCATGTTTATCACCTTTAGTCCTTTCTAGGCAATAGTTACAAAGTAGTGTGGGTTTCGGAGAGGTGCATTGTTCGGTGACCCATAAGGGCGATCGCAACCTCTCTCTCACCCACACTTATACTATATCAAGTTCTGATGCACTTGTCAAGTTTTTTTCCCAACCGGCTGCAGTGTGTTTGTGATCACACCACAACCGATACACAGGAGAAAGGAATATATGACTTAATGGTAGGGAGTTACTAAAGTCGCCACCCCCTACTGGGCGACAATAATCTCAAAATTCTCAGTCAAGAGTCATCTACAACCTCATTGTCGCAGGGGAATTTCTCTTCCCTCTCTCAACCTTTCACTTATACTATATCAAGAATAAGTTAGGATGTCAAGTTTTTTTCAACAGTATTTTTCCATCAGCTTGTCTATACTCTTCTCTACCTCTTTCCAATACTGATCGTCTGTCTCAATGATCCTGTCATCATGTTCAATGTCCTTCCATGATAACCGATTGTATTCTACTGTCTCCGTGATCTCCGATGTGGGTTTAACAGTCGTGGGTGTGTCCAGTTCTACTCCATAGAAACTGTTGGGTCCGTCTGGGAGTCGTGTAACCTTACCGCCTCTCTTCAAGAACTCTTCTACTGTTTCGTGTCGTTGTTTTTCACTCATACCGCATAATCTCCGTATAGAGGTTAGTTTTATTCTTAATGACTACAGTCCTATTATATCGTCTGTGGCACAAATGTCAAGGGGAAAATAAATCCCCCCTGACAGGGTTTTTGTTGACTAGTTGGTAGAGATTACCATGTACCTCTTACCATTGATGACTTCCTCACGAACAACCTTGGACATATTACGAGTATTAGGAACATACTTCTCTGAACCCTCAAGAAGAAACTCCGTGTTCGCTTCCTGCCTCTGCACACGAGCAGACAGGTCAGACCTCTGGGACTTGACACGGGGGGTCTTGTAACTGTCCTTGAACTGTTTCGCCATACGCATCCTTTTTTTAAGGTTAGTGTTAATTAAAGACATCATCAAACAAAATAATACCAAATTGGCAGAGAGATGTCAAGTATTTTTTAGTATTTTTTTGTAGTGGAAATCATAGGCTTGCCCCGAGCGGCATGGCAGTTGGGTGTGCTGGTGGTATGCTATTTGCAATGCCACTTTGGTATGGGACTTGCAAACAGCGTGGCTTTGTGGGGTTTGGTATGGTTTTTGCAGGCGATATATCAGATGTTATGTCTGATGGAAAGGAGCAGCGGCGTTTTGAGGCGTGCGAACACAAACACACCACATCCCAATTTAGAATTCATTTAGCAAAAGCAGAACTGGCAGTTCCGTTTTTTTGTACTGATATTCACTATATTGTATACAAGATACATCAAAAAGCATCTTTTTTCCCACACACAACACGAAATGGCAAGTCACACACCATTTTTTTCACTCCTTTACAGAATTTTTCAGTTGCGTTGCATAAATTTTCACACCCTCGTTCATCTTTTTACTCTTATCTGGCAGTTTTTCATACCACTCCAGCAAATACTTCGCATTGATTTCTCTCTGTTTCTCATTCCTCAACCCTAGAAGATAATGAAATCTGTTCCGTTTCTGCAAACCATTTCTTAACTTCTTCATAATCTTGCATGACTTTAACTCTTGCATCATACTCACTATAACCCTCCTTCTCTATCAGATATCTCTCTAATGCATAATCAGCATATTGTTGATACTCATGTTTATCTTTCATGTTACTCTTCTCCTTCTTCTACATAATAAAGAGTTCTTGGTTCTATTTCTTTTATATTCGTGATGTTACCATATCTTGGTAATGACTCTTCACTTATTTTTCCTTTCAATTCGGGCTTGTTTTGAAAGGTCACCTCATACATTTTCTGTTGATAACTCTTGAGTGATAAATTCTTCATGACATAATATAAATCACTAATGCACCTATCGCAAGTACTATGATCGCAAGTACTAACATCCAAATCACTTCTGCAAGCATAATATTTCTTCCTTTCTCAATTCATCCATGATGGTGTTTCTTTGTTTGTGTTCTGTGCAATATCAATCATAAAACTTGTCTTGCAACCACACGAGCCTTTTGCAAATGGATTGTTGAATTTTAAACCACGATCCATAAGATTATAACTCCAATCAATTTCTGTTTGTCCAATGTAAAGATTTGACTTCTTATCTACCAGTATACTCAAACCCTCTGACTCGTAGAACAAATCAAATTTTCCTTTACGATCATCAAAATCAAGTGTATAGGTAAACCCTGAACAACCTCCGCCTTTGACTCCCATTCTTACTGCAACTTTTTCTGGATTCAGTCCGTCACGTATCATTATTTTTCGTATCTCTTTTGCAGCGGAGTTTGTAAATGAGATCATGGGTATGCATATGGTCTAGGTCTTTGCCAGGGCGGTTGTCCTGACACATATGGTTTTGTTTTGACTTCGAGCTGGTTGGTGCAACGACTTACACACTCATTCCATTTTTGATAGGATGTGATAGGGTAACATTGAAGATCACGAATTCTTTCATAATCTATTTCACATCTGGGAGATTGCAACGTCTGACAGGCAGAGATAATCATTAACATCCCTATGATGATCACGATAAAAACAATGACGATTATGTTGGTTTTTTCGGCCATGTGACGTTGGTAAGATTACCTTGTTCGTCTAGTTCTGGTTCAGCAGTTGATGGTAAATCACGAAGCGTTTGTCTATATATTTTCCAATCAGAGTCGTTGGACAAAGTTACATCTCTATTTTGTGTCCAATCTGTTTCCGTCAATTTACGATTACGTTCTTCTCGCAATAAACGCAGTGGTTGTGCGGCACGTAGTTCTTGGAGTTTTGTCTGTATTTCTTCATCTGATGGTTGAGGTTTATCCGCCCACCATTTCACAATCTGTCCTTCTTTTATCTTCCAACCACCATCAATTCCTAGTGCGTACAACGCTTCTGATAATGTACTCATTTTTGAACTTCCATCAATGTTGAAGATATGAAACCATCTTCTGTAGAGTCGCCTCCGATTATTACGTTATTACTATCATATTTTCTTGCAAAAAAACCATAATACAATGTGTCACCAATCGAAAAACCTGACAAACTATCCTTCGGATTTACTGTCCCTACATCCCACTCACTAGCGCTTGAATCACCATTATACCATGTGAAAGGACCACCAGAACTGTGTACTAAATTTTTTGTCCAGACAGCGGTGTGTGATGTAGTAACAGTTGCAGAATTGTTTCTGTATACTTTAACCCCAAAACCAGCGGTTGTACTGTTTTTGTATTGAAAGTAAAAAAATCCATAAACATCAGATGATGTTGACTTTAGAGTTATACTTACTTCGTACAAATTTACATAAGATGTGGTTAGGTCATTGGTTTCTGTACTCTCATTTTGCACCACTTGTAAAACGTGGCCAGCAGGAAAAGTTACAGCAGTTCCTAATGTCAGTCCAGAGGAAGTTCCAGTTGTTATGAAATTTGTTCCTGCTTGGTCTTGTATTTTCAACGACCCACTAGACGCTGGTTTGATGATCAAATCACCCATCGTTTGGTTCCTCCGGCCATGGTGTTGTGTTGTCCTCTTTGACTAAGGGATATCCGTCCTCTGTTAGAATGTCAATGGTTGGTGAATAGTTTGCGGGCAAATCTCTGAGTGCAACGCAATAATCTTTCCATTCCTGAGATGGTGACAAATCAGAGCGAAATCTCCAATCTGTTAAGGCGATTCTACGATTACGTTCTTCACGAAGTTCTTTGAGAGGTTCTGCAACAAGAAGTTCAGTATATTTTGCTTGTATGTCAGAACGTGAAGGTTGTTCTCGTTCATCTACCCATACTATTTTTTCCCAAGAATTGTCTTCTACGTAATAACGAGCATCGGGCATTAAAGTTTTGATGGCTTCAAAAATACTTGGTTTACTCATGGCACCAACTCCTGAACAATCAATGAAGTAATACCACTTTCTTCGTTTGCTCTTTGTTCACTTCGATTTATGTAACATCCTCCATAGACAAAAGCACCAACTGTAATTGTTGTACCTACTGCATAACTTGTAACAATTACATCATTACAACCATAATGTTGTATGGGATAAGTATTAGCTGTACCACCTTGCAACATGACATCATTATTAATTTGTAAACCATAATCTTGACCACCTGTGCCTGGGCCTCTATTATCAGTTGGTAAATAGTTAGAACTACTTGGAGTTGAAGCACTAGTTCCACTTTCAATTGTCATTTTTACGTAAATATTATCACCATCTCCCCTCCCACCAAGAATTGTAGTAAACCAGTAAGCTATCTTTGGACTTGCTATTCTGGTTGTTAGGGTGCAAGTACACACATTAACTGGGGTACTTGAATTAGTTTCTGTTTGTGAATTGTAATTATCTGAAATTGTCTGTAGAACCATTCCAGTAGGAAAACCTACATTTGATGAAACAGTTGGTTCTCCTGTTCCGTCTTGAGTCGCAAAGTTTTTTCCGTTGATTTTGAATGTCGCCATGATAGAACTATTTATTTCTAGTTGTCAACATAATCCCCATTCACAAGGACGAAAATAAATGGACCCTACGAATCCAAGAATGATTGGTGCAAGTCCTATCAAATACCCAGCAGTGAAAAAGAAAACGATGTAGCTTTCCCAACTTGTAAGTGCGAAAAAGAATCGATTTATTCGTCTTTGGAAGGCATTTCTGTGTCGTGTCTCCATACGTAATACTCCAAACTTCCACCAAGAGATTCTGACTTTCTCATTTTACCCACTATGTCACCCTCTCTTATTAGTTGATTTCTTTTGAAATTTGCACCTAACCCCTCTATGATCACCTCTTCACCTCTTTCTTTCTTACCCTGAATTTGTTCCAAAGAGTCATGCATTTTTCTCTCGTAAGGCATCTTATAACTGGTCGGCTCTTTGTCTGCATCGTGTATCACCCAGAGGTAAATCCAATTTGGTTCGTCCACCCAATGTGCAAGATGATAGGATGACTCTTCAGATGGAATCTCTGACTTTGGTTTTCCAAGAAGAGTCGTGTAAGAAATGTAAATACTGACAGTCAACCCTAACGACAACGGCACGAACCAGAGAAGAAATCTTGGGTTTCCCTTGTTTTCAATCATCAACCAAAGTGAGATTGCAACAAAAATAAAAAGTCCTGAAACAAGAAGTTCAATCATCGGGATTCTTAATTCTATGTGAGATCAAATAGAATTGTTCCATCGTGCTGTACAGTGTCCTCAACTGATCTTTGATGCCAGGGTTTGTGAATTTGTTTGAGGGTATTGGAAATGGCCCTGTCTCTGTTTCTGGCAGTTTTTCCTCTGAGTTTTCTGAGTTCATCTCGTGTCCAAAGTTTATTGTCTATCAATCTTCGTGCTTCTTTGTAGTTCATCAAAGGAGGCCCCATCATAAGATGTTTGTAAGTAGTAATGGTCTTTTTCTTCTTCGATATTCATCAGTTCGGCATCTGAAAAAGTGCGTTGACCCAAGGTTGTGGTTGTTTTCTTGCGAACACCACCCAACCAAAGGACTCTTTTCCTTTAAAGTTTTTCTCTCTAAATTCATCCATCGACCCACCAGTTGTCAAAACATCGTCAATTATGAGATAAGGATGTTCTGCATTCTGTGTAGAATATTCATTCAACCATCTACCTAGTTCTACACCACCTCTTGGAATACCGATTGCGGCCTGAAATGGTCTTGTTTCAATCTCAAAAATCATCCTTGCAATGCATTTCCATTCGGGTGAAGTAATCGCATCACACTCTATTTTCCAGTGTAACTCACCACCAGAATGTCCAATAAAGTCCTCTTCGACAAACAAATATTTTTCTCTCACATGAAAATCACTCATAACAAACCTTTTATTTTTACTAGAACTTCATTTGGATTATCAGCTTCTGTTACAGTTCTACCCAGAATAATTGCATCAGCACCACCATCTTTTGCTTCTTTTGGAGAACCTGTTCTTGTCTGACCAGATGTTTCTTTTTCAAACACAATTCCAGGGCAGATGTATCTAAACGATTCTGGTCCAGACAAATCAATTGACTTTACAGTTCTCAAATCTGGAACAGGACAAATAAGGTCTTGAAAGTTATAACGTCTAAGTTTATTCATCGCTTGTAACCAAACGTTGTATGCAGGGTTTTTTAAAACTGCACGTTCTGTTTGATAGTCCCAAGACGTAAGTGATGCTACACCAACCAATTTGATTTCTGATGATAGATTTTTCAGACGTTCAAATGTCTCCTGACAATTGTGAGCACATATAGATACCATTGACCCACCACGATCAATCACTTTCTTGACCACTGTCTCAACTGTATTTGGTGTATCCCAGAGTTTGAAATCAACAAATAATTCTTTTTTCCAACTATCCGGCCATGCAACAATTTCATCCCATAAAAGATGGTTTATTTTGAATCCGTCTACATAATCTTTGATTCGTTCTGCAAGTTCTAATGATTTTTTTGTCTCAAGTGAAACAATTATTTTTAGGTTTTTATTAGAATCCACCAACAGGCCCTCCTATCTTACTCACCATTTTTTTACGTGTAAATCTTATTTTTTCATTCATTACTCTTCCGTTATTTTCTACTGTGAATCGTAAATAAGTAAATTCTTGTCCTTTTTCTGAGAACAATTTACGTCCTTCCCAGACAACCGAATAAGGGTTTACTTTATGCAATTTAATGTCCACATACAACGGAGGCGGTGTTGTATTAGTATATGTATGGGTAGAGTAATAGTGAGCATTGATAATGTATTCACCTGCTATGATACCACGAATTGTCACGACTTCACGATTGATTTCGATCACTTTTTCTTTTCCGTCAACCCAAATCGTGTCGTTACGATTTCCTAAATCATCTTTATCAAGATGCATAAAATTCGTTCTTGGGTCACGAAAATTTACAATTTTTCCAGTAGGATCTTGCACATAAAGGTCCATGTCATCTTTCCTTGTGTCATCCCATTCCATCACAATAATAAATTCTGCTTTTCTGTCAAAGTCCTCCTTCTTTGACTCTGGTTTTATCATTAAAAACGCAACAATAAAAAGAAAAGCAAATCCGATTAGAATATTAAAAAGTATGTCAATGAAACCGATTGTACTCTTGAACCTGTCATGAGTCGTAATCATATGAAGTTTCGTAATTCACTAACTGAATTTTCAGAATCAATGAGCAAATTAATCCTATAAGTGTAGTATAAAGAGCAGTAGACATTCCTAAAGCCATCTGCGTTAGAGCATTTTGTAAAGTTTCTGTGTTGGATACATCAATATTTTCAAATGCACTTCCCAACATCAACAAAAAACCTGTCACTGTCCCAATCATTCCCAAACCAAGTAAACTTTCTGCGATAAACCATCCAACATTTTGGTTACCCTGTCCTTCGTATGTAATTTTTCCAACCCACACTGAAGAAAAAACAAAAACTGTCAGAATAATGAAAGAAATTTTTGTAGCATCTGACTCCCACAAGTGCAAGTGCAGAGAAAAAAAGTAAGATGTGCTAAAAAAACTTATGAGTGTCACGCAAAAAATAAGCCACCACTTTAAAATTGGTGTAAAACTTGAATAATTTTTTGTTTCTTCTTCGGAAAATATATACATTTTTAATTAAATAATACAGAAATTGATTCGTCATGATGAACTCTACGAATTGCTTCGGCAAAAAGTTTTCCTACTGATAAAAGTTTTATCTTTTTGTTATCATATTGTGGAATAGAATCAGTGATAGTCAGCCCACTCATATGAGAAGAATTGATTGTCTTCATCCCTCCGTTGCTTAATACGCCGTGAGTTATATATGCTTGCACTTCTTCTGCACCATTGGCCAGGAGTGCATCTGCGCCCTTGACCAAAGTTCCACCTGTGTCCACTATATCGTCTACTATTATACATTGTTTTCCTTTGACTTTACCGATTACGTTCATTGCTTCACTTTCATTCGCTTTATCCCTGCGTTTGTCTATGATTGCAATGTCCAGATTTAAATCTTTCGCTAAAGACCTTGCCCTTGTAACTCCCCCAGCATCGGGTGAAACGATAAGTGCGTTTCCGTTGCTTACCATTGGTTTCTTTTTCAAATCCTTTACAAATAGAGGTTTAGAAATCAAGTCATCAACAGGAATATTGAAGAATCCTTGAATCTGACCAGCATGTAAATCCATAGTCAATACTCTATCTGCACCAGCAGTTTGAATCATGTCCGCAACTAATTTTGCTGATATTGGTGTTCTTGCAGCAGGTTTTCTATCTTGTCTCGCATAACCATAATAAGGCATAACAGCGGTGATACGACCAGCACTTGAACGTTTACAAGCATCAATGACAATCAATAGTTCCATCAGATTGTCGTTTGCAGGATTACAAGTGCTTTGTATAATAAAGACATCTTCTCCACGAACATTCTGAAAAATCTCACAAAAAATTTCACCATCAGAAAATCGTGTTAATTTCATGTCAGTTAAAGAAATGCCTGCATGGTTGGAAATGTGATTTGCAAGCAGTTTGTTGGAATTACCAGATAATAAAATCATTTAATAACTCTGTTTCAATCTCCATAACAAATACTCATATGAAGATATAGGTTCATACTTATCGGGTTGGTTTGTCAGATTTTTCACAATGGTATCTTTATTCGGACCCACAAAATAAGGCATAGAGTATCTTGGTTTGTCAAGAACATTCATGACTTTATGCGGAGTTGAAATATAAGTATCATTGGTCCATCTTTGAAACATATCTGCAATGTTCAATACTATACTATTATCTATAACAGGGACTTCTACCCAATCATCATTTATTGGTTTAACGAACAGGCCACCACAATCTTGATACCGAAACAACATTGTAAATGTGTCATAATCAGTATGTTCATTACCTCTCAACTGTTCGTGTTTTACATGAGCATTATACTTCGGATAGTGTATAATCCTTGCAGTTGTGGTTCCGTACAAATGTTTTTCAACCAAGAATCCTTTTTTTAACCCCAATGCATATTCAAACCTATCCATAAACTGAAAGGATAGAAACCTCATGATACGTTCTATCTTTTCTGCTTGAGTGCGAAAAAGGGGAAGTTCAGTCGGCCAGTATTTCTCTTCCATATCATACGGAGCCTTCCAGTTGTATGCTTCTTTCAGATCGCCTGGTCTGTCTGGATGTAACCATTCAGTACCCACTTCGGAATAACCAAGATTCTGTTCTACACCTGAATATTTGTATTTGTCTTTAACTTCTTGTGGTAGGTCAAAAAACTCTTTTACTAAATCACCCCAAATGTTAAAATCACTTTGCCATTGATTAAAGACATTAATGAAAACCGCAAATCCAACTGTAGTAAATGCTTGATGCATCTTACGAGATACCGCAAGATCCATTTCACTAAAATCAATGATTGGTATTTCAGTCATAGAAGTGGCCAGACAGCAAAAAAGGTTATACCGATAAAACACACAACATACAACCAAGAATCTTTTAATTCTTGTGTCCAAGAGAAGGGATACTTTTTACCGAAAGCATCCCACTCTTGTTGTTTTAATTTTTGAAACTCTGTGAGTTCCACAATTAATTATTTAACAGGAAACTTAGAAGTGACACCCTTGACATAGAACTGCATTGTCTCCAACTCAGGTCTTGCAAGAACACCCGCCTTAATCTTGGAACCATCCTGTTTAGTGACTCCTTGATCAAATGGATAGTATGTACCCATCTTGTCGTTGACCCAATCCATCTTGACTGTTTCAACTTTATTAACTACTTCGCCAGGGACGTTCTTACCCCAAGGTGAGAGTCCGACACAATTCTTGTCCAGACCCCATGCCCATCGTTGACCTACCTTGAGTTTACCCTCTGCAAGTTGATCCACAATATGTTTGTATAATAGGTTCCAGTTGAACATCATACCAGTGACGTAACTGTTAGGTCCAAACTGTCCCATTGGTGCATCGTTACCCATACTCCACACGCCATCCAACTTTTCTGCAAGAGTGACTACAGAAGGAGAGTCAGTTGTTGTGAAGAGAATGTCATTACCCTGTTCTGCAAGAACCTTGGCTGCATCCATATCCTTTGGTGGATCGAACCATGAGTTGATCCATACAATCTCAACTTCAATGTCAGGATTGACTGATTGTGCTCCAAGAGTCAATGCATTGATATTGCGAATAATCTCTGGAATTGGGTGAGAACCAACAACTCCAATTTTATTGGTCTTTGTCATCATACCAGCTGCAATGCCTGAGAGGTATCTTGCTTGAAAGGAGTGACACACGTAATTATCCATGTTTGTGTCATTACCTTTGTACCCTGTGGCGTGTAAGAAAAATGTCTTTTTATTTTTTCCAGCAGCTCTTACCATAGGTTCCATAAATCCAAATGATGTACCGAAAACAATGTCATGTTTTCTTGCGAGTTTCTTAAAAACTCTTTCACTGTCTGCTTCAGGTACAGATTCTACTCCTTCAACTTCATATCCATGTTTTATGAGAGATTTGAATCCATCTGAATGTCTCATTGACCAACCACCATCATTTGATGGTCCTACCAAAACATATCCTACTGATATATCTTTTGCAAACAAACCAGTTGCGAAAACAACTGCAACTAAACTAAGTAACAATTTTTTCATTTTACTCCTTCCGAGCGATTAAAATTTACACTTTGACACCTTCCGTGTCAACCCCTACGACACCATTATATAGGTGTATTCCACCATGACTCCCACGGAAAATGAATCCAAGTGTCAGTAGAATACTTTGCGATCTCGTTCACACTGTAATGTGGTTCAAAATCACATTCATTGTTCCACCAAAGAGTTGCAAATCTTACTTCCACTGGTAGTTCCAATGGTTGGTTGACTCTTGGTCCTTTGATGTAGCTTTTGATACGATGAAAAGTTTCCCCTGAATCACAAACGTCATCAACTATAAGGACTCTTTCATCAGTTTTCTTTGGCAAATAATCTTCCCATTCAGGAAAATCACGCAAAGAAGCTTTAACAGGTTTGAAAGGTTTTTTTAACCAGTGAGACATCATCACTCCTGGCGTTAGTCCACCTCTTGACAAACCCACGATAACTTCTGGATTAAAACCA